ACACCGAAGTAACGGTTATTAACCATTTTCTTAGCGTATCTCGTCATGATACCCTTGATCGGTGTAAAGTTGAATGGATTGTACATTGTAGGTGTAAGTTGTAACGGTACGTAAGGTGCGTAAATGTACCCTGCGTCTAACAACGACTTTCCTTTATGTCCAACCAATACTTTACCCGCTGGGAAGTAAGGATCTCTATACACTTGGTATCTTCCTGCTAAAGTACCAACTTTCTCAATACCCATATTGTATTGGTCTTGTTCAGCACCTGCGTTAGATACGTGGAAGTACTCTAAGTCATCGAATACAGCTGAAACTTCAGAAGAAACAACGATCCAGTTAGCACCACCTCTAAGTGTAGTTTTATGGATTTGAGCCGATAATTGGTTAATTTTAGTAATTAACGTTTGGTTCCAATCCTTTTGAGTATAACCCTGTAGAGTTTTGTTATTGTCTCCACCGTATTTCCACTCATTGTAGTCCCATTTAAGGTTCCAAGCTGCACCTTTTCTTAAGTCTCTTAAGATCTCTCTATCAACCTCAGCCGCGATTTGCTCAGATAACAATGCAGTTAACTCAGCCTCAGCGTCGATGTTATGGAAAGCAGATACATCCTGAGCCAATTCAGGAGACCAGCTAGCTCTTAACTTTCTTTCAGTAACAGAAACTGTTACAGAATCTAAATCGAAAGATACTTCTCCGATTTCATCTTCGAATTCAAGTGAACCATACTGTCTGTAACTTGCCGCGAAATCAGTTGCCGCTTCAGTTCCTGCCGCGTCATACGCTGCGAAACCTGCCGATGCAGTGTACGTTTCAAGGTCAACGTTTAAGAAGATGACACCATCTTTATCTACGATATCAGGATATTCTCCTGTTAAACCATCTCCTTTTACACCGTACTCAACGATTCCGTTTCCGTATTTTTGAGTTACAACGTTAAAAGGTAATTTAGCTCCTCCGTTGATACCAGAGTGAGATAATTCTAAAGATGCTAAAAATTCTTCAGTATCCATTTCATTACCATTAGGTCCTGAAATTTTACCTGATCCTAATTTGTTAAAACCTTTTAACTTAACGATTACAGATGATGTTGCTCCTGATGCAAGTGTTGCAGTTTCAGTAGCCGCTCCGTTTTCGAATGTTACGATTGTAAGACCAGAAAGTGCTTCGGTAGTGTATTTACCTTTAGAGTAGTCAAATAGACCTTCTTCAGCTCCGTCACCTTCTTCGTAGAATCTATCATAAAGATTTCTTCCACCGTCAAAGTCTCCGTTTGCTACGTCAGTATCTCCGTTTGGTACACCATAAGGTTTCTTGTGATTACCGTTCGCATCTCTTTCGCCGATTTTAGGTACAAAGTAGAACAATTTACCAATTGGTAAGTTCATAGCTTGTACAGAAACGATATCGTTTGCCAATAATTTAGAGAATACTCTTCTAATAATTGGAAAAACAACTGTTTCGAATGAACCTGATGAGTCAGACACAGCAGCTTCGTTAATTAGATAAGACGCTTGGTTTTCATATAACTGAGCGATGTTATCTTTTTGATGTCCATTAAGTCCCTCTAAGAAACCTAGGTCATCCCATTTTTTGATGGTATCTTCTTTGATAACTCTTAGGTGTTTTAACCCGATGTTACCAACCATACCTGATTCTAATAATGCTCCCATTTTAAATGTAAGTTTTAGTTTTTTTTATTTATTTTATTATAATTTTGACATTAAATCTTTCATTCTCTTGAACTGAGGACTTTCATATGCCTTTGTTTCTGAAAGTACCTCTTGAGATGAGGATGATGTCGGAGTTGAAACGATTGCTTTGGCAACCGACTCAGTAACATTTTGTTTTGAACCTAATTCACCTTCTATTACTTTATAAGTGGATTTAGATTCTGTTAAAGAACTGACAGAGTCAAATCTTTTCAAAATATTTAATTTCTCTTGACGAGTTGTCGAATGTTCTGTGAACAATCTTGTAGCGTATGCCAAGTTAGCGTTAAACACAGCAACCTCGTTTAGTTTCTCTTTAAATAAAACTAACGCCTTTTTATATTCACCGTTTTGTTTTCTTAAAGTTTCAACTTCTTCGTTGATTGCACCTGCCTTATATTTAGTCTTAGACTTAATACCGGCTCTGTTAGCACCTCCTTTGTCACCATGTACATTGGATTTTGTTCTTGCAGCTTCGTCGACTTCCTCTTCATGAGATTCTTCCTCTTCAGAGACTTCTTCTTCCATTTCTTCCTCAGATACTTCTGATTCGTCAATTTCTTCTTCAGATACCTCTTCTTCGGAAACTTCTTCTTCGGAAACTTCTTCTTCGGATACGTCTTCTAACTCAATTTCGTAGACAGTGTCGTCAGTTTCAGATACTTCTTCTTCAGATACCTCTTCTTCCATATCGGTCTCAGATACTTCTGATTCCTCTACTTCTTCTTCAGATACCTCTTCGTTGTATTCTGTTTCTTCGACTTCACTTTCTTCGTCATCTAATTTGATGATGTATTCGTCGTCTCCATCTTCGAGTTCAACATTATCACCGTCACGTTTCACAACAATTCCGTCTTCAGGTTTCATTGATTTGAATACCTTTAAAACTTCATCGTCAGATGCGTCGGTCATGTCAAGGACTTCATCTTCACCTTCTTCTTCAGAATCCATTGGTAATGAAAAATCTTCGTCCTCATCATCTATAGATAATTCGTCGTCTGATTCGTCTTCACCCTCTTCATCTTCCATGTCTGGATCAACGTCGTCTGCTGGCTCGTCGTTTATCGAAGTTTCGTCATCATTTCCTTCCTCGTCTTCAATTCCTTGTTCTGAGATTGGCATATCTTGTTCGTCTTCTTTATTAGGAGTTTCAATTTCTTCAACTTCCTCTTGTTCCATAGATTCGTTTAGGACATCGTTTAGTTCTTCCTTCATGGTTGAAGCAAGTATACCTTTTGCGTTTGCCTTTACTGCCTCTTCAAGGTCTTGTACTTGAAGCAATGCTTGTTCTAAAATGGATTTTTTACTCATTTGTTTTATATAGTTTAATAATAAATACTTGTTAATTAAGAAAAAATTACTTTTATGATATAGTAATCAAAGAAAAGTTTATTATTTAGACAAGAAACTATTGAGATTACCCATAAGTTTACTCATTCTCTCATCTACTATAGGTTGTTCCTCAATCGATTCTTCGTATTTTTCTCTATCTCCTGGATCTTGAAATACATATGCGCCAGGTGTTGATGGGGATGATACTAAATCAAAACAAACCAATTCAAAGTCTTCCTGTACTATATTCTGTCCTTTAACTGATTTAAGTGATCCCACCCCTCTTGATGATATACCTAAGGTAACACCGTTCATTAATAACATTGCCGCTTGGTCACCTTTGGTACTTACAATACCTGATTTTTTCCAACCAGGTGAAAGAAGTAATTTAATTTTTCCCATAAGAATTTTACCGTCCCACCAAGTCTCGGTGATCGTATGTGAAACTCTATCTAAATCTATGAGTGAAGATGATGGATGATTTAATTCATTTAATGCTGAACCTTTATCAATTATCTCTTGATACTTTTCCATCTCTCTCTTGAGTAATCTCTCTGGGTAGATTCTCCCGTTCTTATTCGGGGTATCATATTTCTGTAGAACAGCGTAAAGGATAATATCCTCAGAGAAATCAATTCCCTTCATTTCCGATATAACACTTTTATTCTCTTTGGGAGAAATAAATCCCGCGTCATATTCTATTAATATTCCTTTACCTGTTTCTTTTGGTCCTAATACTTTCATGTATCTGTAGTTTTATTACTATAAATACATGGAAAACGGACTTATTTTTTCTTTTTGTGGAAATTGTATAATAATTCGTTATCTAAACAAGTATCTATGATTTCACATAGTAGACTATACATGTCTGTTTTCAAGTCTTTATCCTTGACGTTTACTTGTTTTAACGTATAAAGAGTAACTTCTAAATTCATAAAAGATCTCTTTTCTTTTTTTATACCTTTAGTTCTCACATCCAAATCAACGATAGATTCTTCTCTAAAAAGTCCGTGACCTAAATTGTGAACTAATCTTTTTATTTTATTTTTCGATGACCTTAGTATTGCATCGTAATCCTCACATATCTCATTTGGTTCTAACCAAGAGTTTAAAGAGAGGTAAATTGTCTTTAAGTTTTTATGGTTTATCGTCCCATATCCAATCTTAACGTTTTTATGATCCCCTAATGGGATGTAACGTCCTAGTTTCATTTAATTCATTATTATAATCTTTTAATGGTGTTTAATAAAATATAAGTAATTTTCTTTGGAAAAACAAATTTTTCTAGTATATTTATTAATATACAAAATTATATATGCTAATAATAAAAGTAGACAAAGGTGGTATTGAGAAAGCGATAAAGAAATTGCGTAAAAAAGTAAGAAACGTAAAACAGATCAATAAACTCAGGGAGAAAAAAGAATTCACCAAACCATCCGTCAAAAAAAGACTACAAAAACAAAAGGCAGTGTATATACAGAAACTGAACGACGAAAACGAGCATTAAAAAATCCCTATTTGAGACTTTGATATATCAAAAACAGGGATTTACACCTCTAAGGTAGCTGCCGTAAAGGAATATTATTCTGACAAGTTACTTAATAACTCTTCTAATCTGTATAAGTTATACTTACTTTGACTCATTTCATTAATCTCGGTCTTAACCTCAATAGACTTAGATTTAAATTCCGCGTCTGATTCTACTATTGAACCCAACTTTTCGTTGATACTTTCAGTCAATTCAGTAAACTTACTTTCTAAATCTTCTTGGTTAAGAGATAATATATTTTTTAATCTACTTTTATCTTCTTCACTCAACGTCTTATCAAAACTAACATTAAAGTTGTTTACTAAGACTGAATTTAATAATGATTCATTTACACCTTGATTTACAGTAAGTGATTCGTTAGTTTTATTTTTTGTTAAATGTTCGACTAAATATTTTTTAGCAATAACCTTATCAGATATATTACTTAAATTATCGGGAGTAGACAAAGAATCAATACTTTCATATAATTCGTTACTTGTAGATTCAACATTAGATAAGTCTTCACTTAATTTATTTAAATCGATTTGTATATTAGAATTTTTTTCTTTTAATATTCTTGATAGTTCTTCCACATATAATGTCGCAGTCTCTTTATCTTCAAAAGTTTTACCCTCTAATTCTTCATATAATGAATACATCTCTTTGAGAGTATCATTTTTAGTTATAGGTTTAAAATATGTATTAAGGTTATTTTTAAAATCCTTTTTACCATATGATTCAGTTAATTTAACTAAAATCTTATTTTTAATGTTACCGAATGTTGCCATAATTATTCTTTTAATATGTCTTTGAGTTTATTCTCTACTTCATAAATATTCTGTTGTGCCTTATTAACATCAAAAAGATCATCAAAATCTTGTGATTCGTCACCTAACATACTTAATATTTTAGATTTCTTTGATTTTTTAGTTCCTTCACTTAAAGGTTCTTCACCACCCATATCTCCTGCGGGTGGAGGTGGTGCTCCTCCCATATCACCCATATCATCTTCACCAGCGGCCGCACTAGGGTCCATAGACTGTCTTTCCTCTTCAGGTATCCCGTACTTTTTATCCACTTCATCAAACACACCTGTTCTCTTAATGATATTAGGTGTAGCACCTAATTCACCACCAAGTGCACGTTCAAGTCTTTGTTGTTGTAAGTCTAATACTACGTCGTTATCACTCATACCTAAGATATTTTTCTTAGCCCATGTGTGTGAAACAGGTTGTATACCAATTTGAGATTGATCTGATGTTGCGTCTTTATATAATGTTATCTTTTCTTTCCACTGTTCTACTTTTAATAAATCAGATTGTGCCGAAGGGTTAGTTAAAGACAATGTAAAATTATCTAACTCGTCCTCTAAACCTAACAAGTATAAATGAACTAATGCAATTTTATTTAATTCTTGTATTAATGATTTTTGTATTCTATTAATCGTTCTTGCAAAACGAATATCCATTAACGCTAAAGTCTTACCATCACCAACAATTTCCTCAAAACCTAAAAAGGCCTTAGGTATTCTAAGTGCCGCTAACATCTTCTTTTGAATGTATTCAATATCTGCAATCTCACCTAAGTTTTGTGCTCCTGGTAATGTTTCGATAGGTGATGTTTGACCTGGGTCTCTAACGGGAATAAAGTAATCTTGATCCACGGCCATTTGATTGTATCTCATATCAACCTGACCATTTTGAGGATCTACTACTTGATCTCGTTTAAATTTGTTCGCCACACGTTGTACATACGACTCAATATCTTTATCGTCCATATTCCCAACAAAGACTTTAAATACTCTTCTTTCGGGTGCTCTCGATGTTCTGTATATTAACATCGCATCTTCCGCAAGTAATAACTGTTTCCATATACGTCTTACTTTATCTAACATAGACGTACCGTAAGGTAATTTTCTGTCATCACCTAATAGTCTGAAATGAGCAACTTCCCATGCTTGGAATTCCATGTCTTTGTTCTTCCATGCAAATCTTAATTCTCTACTTGGCATTGTAACGTTTGATGACGGTTCCGCTTTATGTACATTGGAGGCCGCACCTTCGTGTCTCTCGATTTCAATGTTGGGTAATTGTTGACAACCCACAACCCCCCTTTCAGGATCTATTTTTAAATAAACGAAGTTATCTCCGTACTTACCTAAACCTCTACACCACATTTGTAAGTTAGTGTTCACATCTAAGATGTTCTCAAAAAGATCTGTAAGTATGTTTTTTACTCTTTTTGATTCTGAATAAATTGTAAGTATATCTCCCTTTTCAGAAAGTGTCGTTGATTCTTCTGAATATATGTCCAATGCCGCAGATATCTCAGGGGTAAACTCCATAGATTCATAATCGTAATATGCCGCCAATCTGTTAGGTTCATAGTAAACTGATTGATTATATAACGATTGATCTAATTTAGACCATTTATCTGCAATATATTGAGATTGTTGTTGTTGTAAGAGTGATTTTTCATATTCCTCTTTACTATCTGTTTTTAACAGTTGGTCTCTATCAAATTTGTATTGTGGTGGCGTAGAAGGTTGGTCGGCGGTAAAACCGAAAACCTTTGTTAACCTTTGATACACTGTCATATTTTGTTTTGCCATATTAATAAATATTAGTCTTTATAATATACGAATTTTTTTTCATTTTATAAACCTGTTTAATTACCTATATCCTCTTTTACTAAATAACCAACTGTGTTCCATGTATTGATCCTTACTGACATTTTGGTTAGATGGGTTATACGGTTGTCCGTCTGTAGTCATCCCACCTATTGCATCAAATGCGGTTCCGTGAGAATAAAATGATTTTTTAGTTTCATATGTCCTTTCCGTTAATAACCAAGAATCTAACATTGCCTTATTTGCACTGTCACTTCTTTTTAGTTGTGTAAAACATATATCACCAACATACATTGCTATTGCCATCGCCATAATCGCATCATCATGAGATCCTTTCATATGGTTAGGTCTACCGTTAATATAGACAAAAGTATTTAATTCATTTAATAGTCTTGAGGATCTAACCATAAACCCATGTCTAAGTTTCTCCTCAAAGGTTGCAACGATCTGAGTTCGTTTATTATTAAAGTTTATACCCGGTATCTTTTCTTGTGCCTTTTTGTTGTATTGCCAAATATTATTAGAATTAACCCCATCAATATATTGGTCCTTATAACCCATTTCTTGTAGTTTACGAGATGTTGCAATACCCATACCTCCCGTAATATCTGTTGCTACGAACGCTTTATACAATGTACCCCATTTATAAACAATGGACGCTAAATCGTCGGGTGGTATCATACCAACATATTCTGCAACTTGTTCGTTTTCATCAAAGTCAATAACACATATAGATGATGAATCAGCACTATCTCCTCGAGATACGTCGACACCCATTATATATCTATGACCCTCAACAGGTTCTTTCCATAACCAAAAAGTACCCTGCATGTATTTTTCCATGGGGTCTTTTATCATGGTCTTTCTTATTTTGTCCTGTACTGTACTTGGGATAACACCATCACCAGAACCAAGGAAGTCGCACTCCAATTCTTGTGCGATTTTTCTTTTGTCATACTTGAATTTTTTTGCCATATTCTCAAACCAATGAGAGTACGGTTTGTATCCTTGTTCGAGTAATTTTTCATATCCTTCCCAACCCTGTTCTAAAATTATTTCATCATCATTATATTGTTCTCTATTTAACATATAATGAATAATATCATCCACTTTAACCCATTTTAAGTCACTAGCATATCTCGGATCTTTAAACCACCTTAAATCGGTTATTTTAAAGTCATTCATACCTCTTAGTGCCTGATCATATACCCCGTAATAAATTGGGTCATGTCCGTTAGGTGTAGAGATGAGAATTACCTTACCACCTGTTGATAAGGATGCCATACATGCCGCCCAAAAATCTTCTCCCGCCTCAATATATGCGGCCTCATCAAAAACTAGTACTGTTGGTGTATAACCACGTAGTGCATCGGCAGAAGTCGCAACTGCCTTAACTTCACACCCATTATTCATTCTATATCTACTTTCTGAATTCTTGTCCGCCGAAAAACCAACATTAATCCACTCTGGCCACTGATCTAAAAAACCTCTAACCTTATTTGCCATCTCGATTGCGGTATCTCTTTTGTTGGCAATAATTAGAATTCTCTCAGGTTCGTCTGGTTTTGACATTTGAATCCTTTTAGATAACCAAGCCGCAGTTACTGTGGATACACCCGCCTGTCTATACTTACGAGTTATGTTTTCATTATAATTGTCGTAGTCATTTATTAGTTCAATTTGGTCAGGGAATAACTCTAATGGTACGTATTTCTTTTTTGTGTTATCGTACGTAGTTAGATATGTTTTAAGAGCATACGGAGTATCTTTCATGATCTTCGCGTATTCTTTTAACTGTATGAGTTTATGTTTATCCATATCCTATAAATACAAAAAAAGTGGTCTATTGACCACTTTCTTATAATCTGTGTTATTTAATTGTCGTCTTCAGGAGAAAATGTAATCCCTAATGACCCTAAGAATCCTCCGAGACCATCGTCATCGTCATCATCTTTTTCTCTATTATATTGGTCCTCTTCGTAATCTTCATTTTGTAAATCTTGAATAATCTGATCTACCATGTTACCTAAAATACTTTTACCCATCGCCGAACCTCTCATTATCTCTTTAGCAACTCTGAAGAATTCTTCAGCATCTAATTGAGAAAATCTTGAGAAAAGATAGTTTTGAATGTGTACCATATCCTCTTGGTTTAATCTGTCAGGATAAGACGATCTAAACTTCTCCCAAATAATTGGTCCTAATCTTAAATCCCAAATTTCTGAAGGTAAAGTATCTGTTTTATTCATAACCATTTCTGCAGATCTTGGATCATCGGGTAAACCTTGTGTACCCATAATTTCCATTACCCCTTTAATTACTTCATGAATTAATGCGGGGAAAAATACCGCCCTTGCAATAATTGTAGGTGGATCAGTTTCTGTGTCAATTTCTTCTTTTCCCGCTTGTTGTCCATCACCCATACCCATTTCCATCATTCCATCAGGTAGTACCCAATAAAGTAAATCGTTGACCGACATTAAAACACCATATTGGTTTACTATGTTTGGGTCTCTTTGAGTTAATTCGTCAGCAACTAATTCAAACATATAGTGACCTTTCTTGGACGCTCCTTGGATTAATGCGTTTATAAATCTTCTTTTTGCAGTTTCTTGATCAAATTTCTCCATTGCATCCATAAAGTCTTCTAAACCATCTTCAGCCTCTTCAGGGTTCACACCGAATTGTTGTTCTACTTCTTCTTCACTTGGATCTTCTGATTCCCTAGAAAAACCTTCTGAGTCTATACCACCTATACCAACTAATTTCGCATCGAATTGTAGTGTGTCTTCAGGTAGTGACATTTCTTTCTTAACAAGTTCTACTGCTAAGTTCTCTAAATATTCTTTATTATCTTGTTCAAATCGTAAAACACTCATCAACGTTCGTTGCATAGTACTCATTAACTGAGATAGTACGTTTTGGTCTGTTACATTACCTTCCTCACCCGTATATCTTTTTACTTTTGCAACAACATCTTTAAATCTTTTGGATGCTAATAGTTCTTCAAAGTTAGACGCAACACCTTCTGGTGATTCTTCAGGAAATGATGGGTTATCTTTGAAGGGTGTTTCTCTCGACGCTAATTTATCTTCCACGTCAGGTGTCATTCTTTCAGGGTTATCTCCGTAGTCTACTGGCATTTCCTTTATACCTTTTATAGTTTCTAATAATTCTTTTTTACTAATCATTCTGCCGCCATTTTTAAATCAAGACCAATAGAATCAAAACTTAGTTGTTTTGGTAACTTAGCCTTAGGTTTTGGTTTATGTTTCGGTTCAAAAGGATTTTCTCTTTTTGGTTTACCTGGTTTTGTAGTTGGTTTTTCTCTTACAGGTGCGTCAGTATCTGGTTTAGATGGTTCAGGTGATTGTTCATCCACACTAAAATAATTTTGAGCCGCGACTAATGCGTCGGGTGAGTCTGAAAGTGCACCAATCATCTCGTATATCTCCTTTTTAGTGGTAACCTCTGTGTGGTAGTTTTCTTTAACTACACCTTCTACCCATTCTTCGATACTTGTTTCTTCTTCCCCTAACTCTTCGTCCTCCTCATTCTCTTCTTCATAGGTAACAAATTTCTCACCTTTTCTTTTTGCATCTTCCACACCTTGAGCATCGTCCTTAGGTATATTCAAAGTTTCTTCAGATAAAATCCTATTTGATAATTCAGTAATTTGTTTATCCGTCAATTTAGAAAGGAACTTCTCGGTGAACCCCTCATTTAAAAGTTTTGTAACTATTACGTTTCTTTTCATATTCCCGTATTATAATTTAATTCTTCTTTTATTAGTGTAAAACCTCTCGATTCAATTTTTTTAGTAACTTTTTCCATCTTATCCCCAAATGAAAATGTAAGTCTTTCAAACTCACTTTCATAATCGAACTTTTCCCACCCTAACGAAACAACACCATCAACAGCGTCAATTACACCAAAGTAATCTGATTTTTGTATTAGTTCTAAATCAATGTCACTATTCTTAAGTACACCAACTAAACTGATATATTCTAAATGTGGGGATAATGGTTCTATACTCGTAGATGCGGGTATATGGTACCACTCCTCTATATCAAATTCAAGCTGGTCACTAAAAATAAATTCGTATTGTTTCTGACCTTTATAGTCAGAACCTATTTCATTGATATAGATAAGTCTCATATTACTTGAAATATTTACTCAAAGTGTCGTCAACGTTTTTGTTGATTTCTTTTTTGAGTTCATCTAAGTCAAGTTCTACGTCTTCTTCCATTTCAGATACTTCTTCGTGTCTTACACTTAAATCTGCAATGTCTTCTATTCTTTTTTCTTCTACTTTCTCTGATTCAGGTAAATCACCTTCAGGTATTTCATCTTCATCAACAATAGTGTCGGTATCAATAAAACTTTCTAATTTGTCCATTATTTCATCTAACTCTTCATCAGATGGTTCGTTAGGAACTTCATCATCCATTGAATCTTCAGATGGAATGTCATCCATTCCTTCTTCATCAGAAAATTCGTCTTTATTTTCAAACCTCTCAGCTATCTCTTCTCTGTCTTCTTCATCTAATGCGTCGATATTAACTGCAGAAAGAACCATGTTGATAACATACTTGATATCATCACTCTCCATTTTTTCTTTAACGTCTCTTAACGATTGTCCTAATTTACCTGAGAATTTTTGTATCTCCGCCATGTAGTCCGATCTTTTACCTTCTTCCTCACCTTCAGGTTCTATTGCAGGTTCGTCAGATGGTATTTCATCTTCCATACCTGAATCTGCTGGTGGTAAGTCATCTATTGGTGCGTCATCTACAGGTGCATCAGCCACAGGTTCTGCGGGTACATCCTCTACAGGTGCATCAGCCACAGGTGCCGAGTCTTTAGTTTTCAATACATACTTCTTAGCCTCATTAAGTGATTCTTGACCACTGATCAATTCTAACCTTCTAAGTGCTTCAGAATATGATCTGAATTTGTTTTTATTCTTCATGAATATCCCACCAATGTAATCTAACGAACCTTCGGTAAGTCCTTTCTTTACAAAATAACCTTCTTTCTCTTTTACGATACCGTAAACACCGTTAGATGATTCCTTAATGAACTCAACAGATTTAGTTGATTGTCCTTCATTGATAGTGGATTTTGTGTTCATACCATAATTGGCAATCTCCATAATCCTTTTTAATTTTTCGTCTACAGGTAATTTTTCACTACCCAATGGTCTAAGATCTGACATATTTAAATAATTATTTATAACTTATTCTTATACTATAAATACAACAATATCGAGAAAAATATATTGATCTCTATTGTTCTATAGATAATTTCTTATCTGTGGTTTTAGTTTGGATATCTA